TGGCAGCGTACCTGTCTTCGGTGCGAAATTACTGCCCGACCTTGGTTCGACCCTTGGCCATCTGGCTCGTCGAGTGGCTCGTCCACAACGGCGCCACGTGGTCGTTAACCACGAAAGTAACGCTGCAAAAGAACGACTTTCACACGGCCGTCAGGTTTCTCAGCAACAAGGGGCGTCAGCAGTATTCGTTCCGGGCGTTGCAGACTGATGTTGACCGAATGCTCAGCGAGCCTGCCACTCACGCCGATTTCGCTTACCTCGAGCGTGTGGCCCCAGAGTACTTCCTCAACTACCGGTGGAATTTGACCATGGCGGCATTTACGTATTGCGCACACGAACATGCTTTGCAAGCGCAGTGCCTTCAGGCGACCTACGCGGCCGCCTTTGATACCGCCAACCGCGCCATTAAGGGCATCGACACGCCGCAGCCCGCTACGGGCGTTCTGAGCTACAAGATCGCAGCCTTCGTGGCGGCGCATTTTGTTGCCATGCGGCTGCCCGTAGTCAGCAAATACTACAAGCGGGCCTGGGCATGGTCTTGGAACACCCTCGGCTCCCAGTTAGCCCAGGGTTTGGGCCTCGCCACTGGTGGGTTCGCTAGCGTCGTCGCCAGCGCCATCGCCGCGACCAAGAGCGCGGGCGCCACGGCCACCCAATATACCACCACTGCGTGGGATTGCACCAGGGACACCGCCCAAGTTGCTCAGCAGCGGGCCACGTCTGCCTGGGGTCGCCTCGGGTCGTATTGGGCCGGCGTCAAGTCAGACGTTGAGACCGGCTGGAAAGTCGGTTCCGAGGAATACCAGAAAGAGTGGCACAAGGCTGTGGATGTCGCGACCGATCAACAACGCAAAGTGGAAGACGCAGCACGTAGCGCCAAGCACTTCAGCGACGCATGGGCCACTATGGTCTTCTGTCAACAAGGTTTGGCAGCCATTCTCGTCGCGCCACTCTTGGAGGAAGGTATCAAGCAGCTTGCCAAGCGCTATGGCCGCCGCGTCTGGATCGCGTCCTGCATCTGGAGCGGGCTTAGCGACATCGGCAGACCGGGCAACCCGTTGCCGCCGTTCACGAAGGTCTTCGTGGCGTGGCCGGCACTCAGCCTCCTCCATTATTGGTTCAGCAGCGGATCGTACTGGCAAGGCGTCAAGGCGCACGCGATGTACAACCTGTGCGTGTTTACCATGCAAGCAGGCTTGATCTTCGCGTCGGGGCACGCGGGCACACCACTCACGCAGGCTCTCCCAGCGGACGGCTGGTGGCACTTTCTCCAGGAGCACTGGATCGTCGGGCTCACGGCGGCCGTCTTCGGCCTACTCTTTTGGCCTCGTCAACGCAGGGAAGTCAACCCCGTCGTCGAGTTCGACGCACGGTGGTACCCGCGCGAGGCCGTTCAGCAGCAATTGCTGCAAGCCGAAGAGTTCGTGGGCATTGTTGCCATTCCGGACCACCACTTTGTCGTACCACCCAGCACGGCTGTGGAACTCGCGCCGGTTCAGCGAGATGAGACCGTGACCGTCGTCATGGCTCCCACACCCTTCGCGTCTCCGTCAGACAACACCGGCAGCGGTTACTACCGCATTTGGGGCCACAACGCACCCATGTTCCGGCCTGCCAATAGCGCCCAAAACATGCACGCAGTGATCACGCACCGATTGAGCGTCGCTATCGCTCACGAAGCAGAGCCACGCGTTTGGTGGCTGATAACGGCCCTCGCCGCGGGCCTCTGCCGTGACAAGGCGCGAGTCGCATGGCCCGGACCGAGCATAGAGGCCCTGGCAGACGAGACCGCCCGTGACGGCTGGCCCACGATCCCGAAGTATCCCGTCCCGAGAGGCGGGCTTCCAGACCGCCCACAACTCATTGAAGAGTGGATGGTCCACACGGATCCCGCAAAACGCGAGCGTTACAGGACCGCGCTGGCCGTAGTCGAGCACTCTCCCTTGAGCGCCCAAAGTTCAAAGGTGCGCAATGTGCAGATCAATGTCAAGAAAGACGAAGTCCTACTCAAGTACCGCTTCAAACCGGCAGACAACGGGATGATTCCCCGGCCGATCCACAACGTCGACCCACAGTTGGCAGTCACGATCGGGCCCGATGTCTACGCAGCTTCGGAAGCCGTCAAACGACACTGGAACTTCGCCGCCGAATGGCAGCGCGCTGGTGGGGCCAACACCAACGGTCGCACGATCACCATTACTTACGGCGCAGGTCTTCTTGCAAGCCAGCTCGACGAATGGTTCGCATTCGCCATTGACCACGACGGGTATCATATCCTGGTGGCTGGCGACGACAGTGTGGTCGTGCACAATCACGATGGTGTCATTACCTTCATTGAAGGCGACATTTCCAAGTGCGATCACTCCGTCCGACGGCTGGCCCTTGAGTTCGAGTACAACGTGTTGAGGGCTGGTGGCGCCACCCAGCAGGTGTGCGACTTGCTGCTCGCCAATTCTTCTGCAGTGTGCGTGGCAAGCACTCGCCTCGCCGACGGCGGCACGGCACGACTGTACCGTCTCGCAGAGCGAAATACCGGCGGTGTAGACACCACGGTGGGCAATTCGGTATGCACAGGTGGTGTGCATTGGCTGGCGTGCGCCACGGCGCGCCAAAACGCAGACGCAGCCGCCGTACAAGAGCACTTTGCCCACATCTTCGCAAAGGCAGGTTTGGCGCTCAAGACGCGCGTGTGGTCGGGCAACCGCAGCCAACTGGGATTTGCATTCTACGGGCCGTCTTTCCTCAAGGGATACTGGTACCCGGTGGCGGGCAGCCGACGCTGGGCCTGGGGCCCGCTCCCGTCTCGCTTCCTGAAGATCAGCAAGATCATGACAGACCCCACCCGCGTGTACCGCAAACCGGCTGAGAAGTACGTCGACCCCGCGGTGGCAAGAAGGCGCCACATCTCGGCATTGGCGGCAGGCTTGGCGCCCTATGTGTGGCCCCAGGAACTGAAAGATTGGTTGCTCGCTCGGGCCGATCCCGCCTGGTCCGAAAGCAGAGCGATTGAAGAATGGGACCACCCGGCACGACCCAAGGGAAGCGCCGCACCAGCACCGGTGACGGATGCATGGAAGGAGCAAGCTGCTTGGTGGTACGATGTCCCTCTAGACAAGTTTGAGGATTGGTTGGACCATGTGGCGAAGTTAGACGCCGGGCTGTTCAGCTTCCACCCAGTGTGGGTAGCGATGGCCACGCGCGATTACAACTGATCGCCCATGGAGCGCCAGTGAGAAATACGGGTCGCACCCGGGCGCGGTACCACTTGCTAGGCGGGACCGGAAATTCCCTCACACTCGTGTGATACTTTCCCCAAATCCCTCAACACTTCGGTGTAACCAACAACCAACAACCTGAGCAAACCCAAATGTCGAATGCAGCCGAGAAAGTCAGCGTCAAGGTGGAGCCTACCAAGGAGTCAGCGAAGGAGAAACGCGGCAGAGCAGCCACCCCCAAACGTGAGCGAGGTAGGAGCAATCCCCCAGGGGACCGACAGAAAACCAGAGAGGACAAGTCCGAAAAGACGAAGCCCAAACCCAGGAATAAGTCAGCCCCAGCAAGACGATTGCCCAACATCAGCCACCCCGTCGCAAGAGCCATCGCCCTGCCTTACGAGTCAGAGCCTGTGCGAATCGGGAGTGACTACAGCACACTGCCCACTGCCGTTGCAAAGCCCCACTATTCCATCGCCCTCAACTGGGACCCCACCAACACCACCTTGGGAAACCAAAGCCTTAAACCCACTGACATGGTCGCAATACTGTTCCGAAACGTGCTGCGAAATCTCATTTACTATGTCCCTAATTATCCCTCACCACAAGTGTGGACTTATAATTGGGAGTTCAGCGCAGTCGCAGCCATCTCAGCCACTTACACTTTCAACGCCAACGGAGACCACGTCTTCAACTTGCCAGTCACTAGGGCCCGAGTAGCGAGCTCTTTCGGCCCACACGGGTCTACCTACTATGCAGGCCGACCTGGTTCAGACGGGCGCTGTTATATGTGGGTGGACGCTACGGTGGGTAACCCCTCAACCATCGTCGCCACAGTGTCCTCCTCGGCGGGCTGCACCCTCCTCAAGTGGGAGCGTGAAGTTGAGACCGAGCAGGTGGCACCCGTCGTCGCTGGCGCAGGGCCCTTCACGCACACGTGGACAATTGCCGTCGGCGGGTACTACGCGATAGACATCGACCCAGCGGCGGCTGGCATCATGGCGGCGTCAGTCCAGACCAGTGGCAATAGTGCAGTCTGGGCCCAACTCACCACGCACGACCTCGAGTCCAGCCTGGGAGCCATCAACGACATTCGCGTACCAGCTGGTTCACTGCTGTTCACAGACATGGCAGCCCCAAACAATGCGCAAGGCAAAGTAGCGGCCATCCAAGCAGCCCAAGACAAACGATGGACCGACTACGTGGCGTTTAACACGACCTTCTCTCCGTGGAATGGCATCGCCAGTGACCCAAACAATTACGATGGCCAGGCCATTACAGGTAGCGACTTCTTCATGAAGCCGAGCGAAGGGTTCACGGATGTCATTCCCACAAAGCAAGGCGGCGATGACGGCATCCTAACGGGCGCGTGGTTCGACCTGAATGCCAAAGGAGATTTCATCATAATGGCTGCATCTTGCACCGCCGCTGGTAGCGGCGACGCGCGCCTCATCTCCTGCACTCACATCGAATTCACGTCGACCAACGAGATGTTCGGGTTAGCCATGCCTCTATTGGACGGCCAACAATACCAAAACGGCGTTCGAATTCTGCGCCGGGTAAAGCAAGCCAACTCCAACGTGTCGCACTTCAGCAACATCCTCAACGCCATCCGGTCCACAGGACGGGCCGCGGGGCTCGCTGTCGGCACGTTGGCACCAATCCTGCCGCCGAACCTTCAACCTGCCGCATACGCAGCGGGCACACTCAGTCAACTTCTGTAAAGAACAACACACACGCCTCTCGGAAAACAAAATCTCACAAAAAACCCATAAAAACTATCACCGAGACGCTTTGCAGCAGTAGGATCGTCTACGGGGCTTTACGACCCCCCTTTTGCGAGTAATCATTACACCCCGTTGAAACCTCAGCGTCGCGAACTGAGGTCTTAGCACCGGTAACACCCAACCCCC